CCAGCCGCCCATGCTGCGAATCGTCGCGTTGATCCGCTGATCGCCAAAGTCGATCCACTTGTAAGGCCCGATGGCAACCGCCCGCTGTACGTCGCTCCAAGCCTCTACCGCTTTCGTATCTTCGGCCACATTGACGCCGGCAAGTTCCCGAAGCTCGGCCGGCTTGGGCATTCGCGGTAATTCGCGGATCGCCCGAAGTACTGCCGTTTGCATCTGTTCCGGCGTCAGGTCAGCTAGGGCCAAGAAGTAAACCTGTAGCATCGCCTCGCTCGCCTCCACTTGGTGGGACTGGAGGAGTCCCATTAACAGCGTCGAAAATAGCTTTGAGCTGTCCAGATTCTTCGAATCGTCTGAATACATCTTTGGTATTTTGCTCCCGGATCTGCGCAAACGTTTTAGGCTGCGACGGTTTACGCTCCGACGCTGTTCGGTCGTTGTTCAGCCAATCGGCCTGGAAGCCCTCCCATTGGCGTTCGGCCGCGGTTCGAATGGCCTCATCGGCAGACATGCCAGCCTTAGCCGCTTCGCGTCGGATCCTCACCAGGACTGATTCCGTAACCGGCTTGCGTCGGAACGCGGTCCAGTCTCGCCAGTGGTGTTCGGAAATGTCTTCGGGTCGATCAATTGCAACCGATGGACGCCGCGTTCGCTTTTGAGAGACAGAGATTAGCGGCTCTGCCGCTTCGCTCTTTCCCCGTTCCCCTTCCTGTTCCTGTTCCCTTCCTATTCCCTTCCTTTCCTCTTCCTTTCCCTTCCCTTCCCCACTGGGCGCGTAGGCCACGCGTTCGGCACGCGTGGGGCACGCGTCAACCACGCGTGGAATACTAACAAAATCGTTGGTTTCTGGCGGTTCCGGCAATGTGCTCTGCGCTTCCTTGAAATTAACGACCTGATGCCGTGAAAATCCAGGAACATAGCCATATTCCACGCCTTCCGACGCGTAGCGAACGACAAAACCACGCGTGGTCAACGCGTCAAGCACGCGTGAAAAATCGACGTTGTCGTATGGGAGGATCTGTGCTTTGATCGATCGCGGTCGCCATTTGAACCGGCCTTCACGATCGCAAATCGTCCACAAGCCAATGAACGCCAGCCGGACCGGAAGCCCTTCTTTTTCTTCCAGGTCAAAGAGTTCTTCATGGGTGAAAAACTCCGGCTTGATTGTTCGTATTCTTCCCATCTTTCGACCTGAAAAAACCACCGCCCAGCAGCTTGGCCGGCTTGTGGAGATTCCCACAGAACGCCGGGCGGTGGCTTGGATTGGTCAGCCGGCCAAGGCTGATTTCGTACACTATAACAATCTGTCAACCTGTTCGCAACTAAAAAACGTCGTCGGCTTCGATCGCATCATCGAACGGCAGCATCGGCACGTTTTTCTTCTCCTCTTGTGATCGCAGAAAATTGCAACCATGCTGCCAATACGATTCTTTCAACTCAACGCCAACAAACTTTCGGCCGCACCTAAGCGACCCGACACCTTCGCTGCCAACGCCACCGAATGGCGAAAATACAACGTCGCCTGGAAGCGTCCAAAGGTCAACGGCACGCTCTATCAACCCAAGCTGTAGCGGGCAAATGTGCTTCTCATCGTTTTCCGTTGTCGCCAGTTTGAAGTTTAACACGTCTGTTTGGTTGACGTCCCACCAAACCGGCTCCGCGTATCTTCGCCAAATATCGATCGACGGATCGGCCGCGTTTTTCTTGCGTGAAAACGGCGACGGGTGATTATCGTTTGAGCTTCCGGCTTCGCCGATGTACCTGGAGAATCCCTTCGGCCTAACGATAGGCTTGTCGGACATTAGCCCGCTTCCTTCGCTGGGCGGCTTGCGAAAAACGATCAGGTAATCCGCCATGCCTTGCCGCACCTGCGACGTATCACGCCTAACGGTCTTGTGAAGTAGTCCGTTATTGTTGGTCCGCTCTCGCTCTGTAACTGGGCATTTCCAGATTGTTACCCGCGAATGAAAGACCCAACCAGCGGCCTCAAATTCCTGAATACAAGCCCCAGGAAAGTCGATAAGCCCCGTCGTGCCGTAGACGTTCGCATATCTCGGTAAGTCCTTGCAATGGACCGCACAGAGGCGGCCTGGAACCGTCAACCGATAAAGCTCTTTGATCGCGAAAGCGTAGTGCCGGAAAAACTCTTCATCGTTCGCTGCGTTGCCCATGTCGTTTTCTGAATCGCTGTAGATGTACAGCGACGAAAACGGCGGCGAGTGAATGCAAAAGTCGATCGAGTTATCTGGCAAGTCCCGCATAAGGTCAACGCAATCGCCGTTGTAAAACGTCCAGTCCGCTCCGTGTTGTTCGTTCATGCAACCCATTTCAAACACCTGCCTTTGATTTTAAGAAACTAGGAATCGTCGGAACCGCCGACGCCGATAAACCGACCCTCATTAACTCGGCTTGATTGCCAAGTCCGAACTGCCTCACAACTTCCGCCATCGACGCTTGCATCAAACCGTGATCGGCACCTTTTCGGGCGATGCTCTTTTCGATGTTCGCATCCGCGTCGCTGCCGATGATATGAACCTTCACCGGCCGCGTTTGACCAAACCTCCAAGACCTTCGAACGGCCTGATAATACTCTTCAAACGAAAACGAAAGCGACGCGAATACTTGCGTGTTGCAAACCTGAAAGTTCAGCCCGACCCCAGCGATAGACGGCTTTGTCACCAACACCGGAAACTCTCCTTCGGCAAAGCCTAAGAGTAGATCCTGCTTTTTCTTCTCCGGCATCGACCCGCGAACCTCAACGGCTCCGTCGACATGCTTCATCAACTCCGAAGATTCGTAATCGGTGTAACACCAAACGATTGCCGGCCGCTCTGACTCACGCACAATGTCCGCAACTCGCTTAGCTCGCTCGGTGTTGGTCCGCCGCTTTTCTTCGTGGATGTTCGTCGCCGAAATTCCTTCGACGTCGAATAGAAAGCCATCAGCGACGCCATCGTATGCAACACTCACAATGTGTCGCTCAACGGTTAGCGGTGGCAAGATGTAGCCGTCGTCGCTACCGCCAAGATCAGATGGACGCGAAAGACAAACCGCCCACGATGTGACCCATCGCCAAAAGTCCTTTTGAGCGTGTTTTTTCAAGCGGTAGCCACCTGCTTTCATCGTGTCGTTAATGAACCAACGCGAAAGCATTTCGTTCGACGGCATAACTCCAAGAAAATCGGCGTGGTTGCCTAGCTCTTTGTGGTCATTAGGTGCCGGCGTCGCTGTGCACGCCAAGCGGTAAGGTGTTTCGCGGTATGAGTCGATCAACTCCTGCTTAATCTTTCCGGTGAAATTTTTGAGGATCTGCGATTCGTCTAGCACGACACCCGACCAAATCGAAGCGTCAAACTTGTGAAGCTTTTCGTAATTGATCAGGTTAATGCCGCCGATGATCTCGCTTTGCTCATCGACTACCGCAACGGGCGTTTCGATGCCAAACTTTTCGGCCTCTCGTTTTGTTTGGGCTCGAATGCCAACTGGCGTATGAATCACGACCGGCCGCTGGGATCGCTTGCAAACCGCATCCGCCCACGCTAGTTGCTGGATCGTCTTACCTAGGCCAGTGTCCTCAAACAAAGCCGCTCGGCCACGCTGTAGCGACCACTGGACGCATTTAGCCTGCCAGCCCTTGAGAGCTTTTGGAAGCTCGCTAACCGCAACCTCAAAGCCTAGCGGCCTTGCCGATCGCACCTTCGATCGAATGAACTCTTCGTAATCCATAGATAACACCAAAAAGCCACCGGCGGCGCGGCGTAGCGGGCCAGCTCGAATGAGCACGAAGGCACCGCCGGTGGTTGTGTTGTTGTAAGCCCGCTACGGCTTGTCAAATCTTACCGCACTGTCAACCGTTGACAACTGCCAAATCCTCTACCGACTCAAAACCGCAAAGAAAACGCATCCAATCGACTTCCCGATTGGATAGGTCAAACCATTCGCCGCGCACCCGCTTATCTGAAAAAATGCGATGCAAACGAGTCTCGACGTTTTTATGTGCTTGCTTTGTCGCAATCAGTCGCAGCCTTGGATCTTCCGCTTGAAGCGTCTTTTCCCTTGCTTGTGGCGAATACGAAAATCCTATTTTAGTTAGTCCGTTTGTGTGCCTCATCAAATAGACGTATGGAGTTCGCCTATCTGTTCCGCATTGGCTTCTATCAAGTTGGCTAGAAAAATAATCGACCTTTGGTTTTAGCGTTATGTTTTGCTTGACGATCTGCCGCCGAAGTTCCGAAATCGTTTGGCATGCTTCGTCAATCGCGTTGCCAAACTGCTCGACAGCAAACTCAAAAATCCTGGCCTGATTGTTTGTCATGCTAAATTGCTCGCGACTATCGAAATCGATCATCGCTTTGACAATCTCGTGCACTCCGCAATATGGGCCGCTCTTGTATCGCCATCTCCTGTCAAGCCTCCAGAATTTTCGATCTCCAACGGTGACGACTACGCTGTGGTAATCGTCGCCGAAATCTACACGCAAATCGTTCTTGATTAGCCTTGTCAGGTCTTCCGGCAGTTCGCTCATAGTCCCCTCGTCTCCCGCATCTGCCTCTCGATCTCATCGGTAAGCCTTCCGTAGGCTTGCCGCGTCGCCCGTGCCGCTTGATACTCCGCGACCCGCCGCGACAATCCGCCGTCGTGCTCGGCAATGGCGGCACGCTCGGCGAAGTGCTCGGTGATGTCATCGTCGGTCGGCATTACTTAACCTCACGCTTCGTTGGTCCGTGTTGTTGTAAAATCTTCGCTCGTGCTTTTAGTAGCCCGATCGTTCGTTCGCCGCGTTCTCTCGCTCGCTCCGGTTCGCACCATCGGCAAAGCCATTCACCTTCGAGCGTTTCGGTAGTCATGTACGATCCGCAATTGCAAAGCGGTATCGCGTCCATCGCTTCCGGCCCTATGGTGAAGAACCGGAAGCCCGGCGGCGGCTCCATCGGCTTGACGATCACCGCCGCCGGTTTGTCTTGCGGTTGCTTAGGTCGCATCAGAATGGCGTGTCCGCTGTCATGTTGACCGGCTTACCGTCAGCATCTACCGCCGAGGCTAGTTCGCGAAACTCTGGCGACTTCCTTATCTCCTCCTTCCACTTGTTCGGAAGCGATTCGAAAACCAACGGATCGAACTCGTCAGGCTCAAGGCTAAAATATATGTGAGGTTCGCTCGTCGCTGGTGCTTTCATTCCTTTGGGCAACCTTGCGACCGTCTGGACGTTGGCGTAGACCTTCCCGTCTTTTGGCTCTGAATGCAAAATATTGAGCATGCAACCCACTGACAAAATCCGTCTAATTTCCCAAGTTCCAAGCTCTTCTTCGGTAAATTTTTGGCCTCGCCATGATTCAAGGTCTTTTCTAAAGCTTGCTTTCTCACTCATTGAAACCGTGTAGGTTTTTGTAATCCTAAACGGCTTTCCGTCTGACTGTGCTTCGTCAATTATTTCCCACACAACCCGAAGCTTTCGCCTTAATCCGACCGGCTTGTTTTCAAACGTTTCTTCGTGGCGTCCAAGATCAACTACGGCACAACATACCGCAACGTGATTGCCCTCCGGGCATCGCTCGTAATTTGACGATTCGTTTTTTGGTACAACTAGGGGCATCTGTAAACCTTCTGTAAAGTGTTGAAATAACGCCGCTGCATTGGCGGCAAAGGCCGTGCGGGACTCGCACCCGCGACGCTATTCGGCCTATCGGTTTTCCTGGTAGTGCTTTGCCATGTTTCTCGCGTCGTGCTGGTTGCTGCAACTGCTGAACAACTCCCAGCGGCCCGTTCCGTCGATGTCGATTAGCACGTCTCGGCCGCTGTCTTGAAATTGTGCCAACTGGTAACTAAGAACAATCCAGCCTTTGTGCACTTCGTCAAAAACCTCTGTCCACGTTAGTCCCGCGATGTAATCGGCTTCGCGGTCCGCTTGTGCAGCGGTCGTGTATTCGTCGGAATAAATTACGCTGTTGCTGTCTAGTCGGCTTGCAACTCGATAACGTCGCGGCTTCATTTTTTCACCCTCCTCGGGTCTGTCGGCAACTTCCGCCGCGGCTCTGTTGTTTTTTCAAGTTCGTCTATCGCGCCTAAAACGCAACCGTAGGCAATTTTTCCGCCGGGACTGTCTGCCTGCGACTTCCAGCCCGTAACAATCTTTCGCAGCATCTCCCACCGCCGCTCAAGCGGTGCCGTCGCTTCCTGCACTTTGTGCTCGATCAGCTTTTGCAATTGTTCGTCAGTCATTTTTCACCTCGATTTTTTCGGCCTGCCGTTCGGCTTGCTCTGCGTAATCCACCAAAGAAGCCGCAAGCGCCGTTGCCTCTAGCGGTGTCATGCAGACGCGAAAATCTGATACCGCGTCGACTCTGACAATCTTGCTAGAAAGCATTCTTGACTTTGTTTCTGAAAAAACGACGACAAGCTCGATCACGGTTTTGATGTCCTTTTCGTTTTCGGTGAATCCGTGTCGAATGTTGTGCGATGTACCTTGTAGCCATTTCATTCTGCCACCTCTTTGACAAACTGCCCATCGACCATTCGGCCCTTGCGGTCTTTGATTTCGTTGTAAGCATGTGAAGCACACACGCTTAAATAACAATCTAGCTTGACGCAAATGACCGCCAACACTGTCTGAATGTCGCCGATGCTATCTTGTGTCGCTAGTCGATCGCGTTTGCGAATCGCGGTTATAAGCTCCGCGGTTTCTTCAACCAGTTTGAGCAATTGAGCTTCGACCGTCGATTGCTCGATCAGCCCGCGTTCAAAAGCCCAATCTTCGATAGCGTCTTGGAAATCGTCGAACGTTTCAAAGTCTCTCATCATTTACCTCATTAAGTT